AGCTGCGAATGCCGTGGTAATTGGCGACTCAGGCGCGCGCAAATTCGACAAAGGCAAAGCGCGAGGCCGTATTGACGGCATGGTGGCGCTGGCTATGGCTGTTGGTGTTATGCCAATGGCAGAAACCACTGAAAAATCATTTTGGGAGACTAATTGAAGTTCTTTGACCGCTTTTTTGGGCGCAAGGCTGCCCAGCTAACCTACGATCAGGTGGCAAGCCTGATTGATGGGTTTAGCGGCAGCACCGTCGCCGGAATGGCCGTCACTGAAAAGACTGCGCTGCAAGTCTCCACTGTGCTCGCGTGTGTGAAAGTTATTGCTGACGGTTGCGCCACGCCTGACTTGCACGTATTTCGCGAAAAGAAAGACGGAAGCCGCGAAAAGGCTTCCAACATTCCAGAATATCGGCTGTTGTCACGTCGTCCAAACGAGTGGCAAACGTCGTTTGAGTGGCGGCGCATGATGACTATGCACGCCGCGTTAACCGGAACCGGCCTATCGATCAAGGTTCGTGGCGACAATGGCCGCGTTCGTGAGTTGATCCCGGTGCAGCCGGGGCGGTGGGACGTGCGCAAGGTTTCCCGCTACGAAGTTCTATACCGTTGTTACGACGAATTCGGCTTGATTGGCGAGTTTGCAGCTGATGACGTTTTCCTGTTGAACAATGTTCAGTGGGATTGGTTGCAAAGCATGGACGCTGTTGTATTAGCGCGGCAAGCAATCGGCCTTGCAATGGCGACTGAAAAAAGTCAGTCGGCAATGCACGAAAACGGCTTGCGACCTAGCGGTATTTACTCCGTTGACGGCACGTTAAACAAAGAGCAGCACGAAGCCTTGACGACGTGGCTAAAAGCCAAAACGGGCGTTGAAAAGCTCGGAACGCCGATGGTTGTAGACCGCAATGCTAAGTGGGTTTCCACGGCGCAAACCGGCGTAGATGCGCAGCATGTTGAAACCCGTCGATTGCAGATTGAGGAGATTTGTCGGGCTTATGGCGTGTTTCCTATCATGGTTGGACACTCAGACAAGGCCGCGACGTTTGCAAGCTCTGAGGCGTTCTTCGCTGCGCACGTAAAGCACACGTTAGCACCGTGGCACAAGGCTTGGACGCAACGTTTTGACGAAATGCTGTTAGACGGATCGGGGCCGCTATTCGCTGAATTTGACGTTCGCTATTTGATGGCGGGCGCAATGAAAGACCGCGCGCAATGGGCGCGCACGATGGCCGAAATGGGCATTTACACCCGCAACGAAATCCGAGACGAAGAAGGCAAAGACCCATTGCCGGGGCTTGATGAGCCTCTTACTCCAATGAACATGAATAGCGGAGGAACTGCAAATGCAGACCCGGCCACAACTGGAAATTAAAAAGACCGACGGACGCGAAACGCGTTCTTACACGTTGCAGCTAAAAGCGACCGGCGACGACGGAACTATTGAGGGTTACGGCTCTGTTTTTGGCGTCGTTGATGACTATTCAGACGTTATCGCAAAAGGTGCGTTTGATGCGTCACTGAAAGAGCACAAAGCCGCTGGCACTATGCCCGCTTTGCTGTGGCAGCACGAAGCCGACGAGCCAATTGGAATATGGGAAGAGATGTCCGAAGACGCCAAAGGGCTGCGCGTAAAAGGCCGTCTGGCGCTCGACACGACGCGCGGTAAAGAGGCGCATGCACTTTTGAAAATGGGCGCGCTGAACGGCTTATCTATCGGATTTATGTCCCGTGAATGGGGGTATGACCGAGAAACAGAAATCCGAACATTGACCGCTGTCGATTTGTGGGAAGTGTCGCTAGTGACATTTCCTGCAAACGGAAAATCTCGCGTCACAAGCGTTAAAGCTTCTGACGTGACAGAAATCAAAACCATTCGTCAAGCTGAAAAAGCACTGCGGGATGCAGGCTTTTCAGATGACGCGGCCAAGGCGTTTTTAGCTGAGGTCAAACGCATTGCTTTAGATGAGCGGGACGCTCGTGAAGCTGTTGCGGCAATGAAGGCGGCAAACAAGCTGCTGACAACCTTAACAACCACGAAAGAACCCAATGAAACACAATAAGGACTTCCTCGCCTTCGCGGCGAAGCTTGCCGCATTTGGCGGCATTTACGAAAAACGCGAAACGCCTGATTTGAAACAAATCAGCGAAACCATCGACAAAATCGGTGAAGCGTTCAACGAGTACAAAAAAACCAATGACGAGCGAATTGAAGCCGTCAAAAAAGGCGCGGCTACGTCCGATCTTGACGCGAAGCTAGCTAAGATGGATGGCGCACTTGATTCGTTCGCCGAACTGAAATCGAAGCTTGAAAAAGTCGAAACCAAATTGTCGCGCCCCGGCGTGTTTGGTGGCGAAAAAGAAGGCGGCGAATCTGCTGAATCTGTGCAGTATCGCCACGCGTTCCTTGATTGGATGCGCGCGCCAAACGATCAAGAACGCATCCAAAAGGCTGCACAAGCTCAAAAGGCGCTTGAGGCAAAAGCGAAAGCTGATGGCCGCGAGACTCGTTCTACGCAAACCGTCACGTCTACCGGCTCGGCTGGTGGCTTTGCGCTGCCTGAAATCATCGAACGCAACATTCAGCGTTTGTCGGTTGACTTTTCGCCGATTCGCCAAATCGCAACCGTTCGCACTGTCGGCAGCACCGACTACAAAGAACTGTTTGACGTAAACGGCGCTGGTTTTGAGTGGCTTGGCGAAACCGACACCCGCAACCAGACCAACACGCCAGACTTGGCAGAGGTCGCACCTACGTTCGGCATGGCGTCCGCTAAGCCGCAAGCGTCGGAAGAATCGCTGGATGACCTGTTTTTCGATGTGGAAAACTGGCTCACGATGTCGGCTGCAGAAGCAATCGCGCAAGGCGAAGGCGCTGCATACGTGTCCGGCAATGGCACCAAAAAGCCTACGGGTTTCTTGGCTGGCCCAACGCCTGTAACGACCGTTGACGCTTCGCGCGCTTTTGGCACATTGCAATACATCGCTTCGGGCAATGCGGCAACGCTGCCAACGAGCGCAGACGTGTTTTACGACATGATCTACTCGCTGCGCGCTCGCTACCGTGCAAACAGCCGTTGGGTAACCAGTAAGCTTGTGCTCGCATCGCTGCGTAAGTACAAAGACACCACGAATCAATACTTGTGGCAACCATCGTTGACGGCTACGCAGCCGGATACGTTCATGGGCTACGGAATTACCGAAGCTGAGGACATGCCAGCAGTCGCCGCTAACGCGTTTCCTTTGGCATTTGGCGACTTCCGCGAAGGCTACCTGATTGCGGATCGTGTCGGCATGCGTATCACGCGCGACGAAATCACAACCCCCGGTTTCGTCAAGTTCTACGTTCGCAAGCGTACCGGCGGCAAGCTCCGCAACACGCAAGCGATCAAGCTCTTGAAGCTCGCAGTTTCGTAATAGGCAAAGCCCCGAAAGGGGCTTTTTCATATGCAGAAATTGCACATCGAAAAGTCTTTTGACTTCGCGCACCGTGGTTGTGATGTTGTCGCTTACGCGGCTGGAACAACCATAGAAACAGACGACGCCGAACTGTTAGTGATAGCAGTTCGCGAAGGCTGGGCAATGCTTGAAGATAAGGCGAACAAACCGCCCCAAAACAAAGCGAAGAAAAACGCACCGGAAAACAAATAGCCCAATGCGTCCAGCCCGTCACAGGGCTGCGCGGATTTGGTTAATCACATAAAGAGGCGACACAATGTCACTCAGTAACGCAACAGAAAACGCCGCTCTCAAGATGTTCTTGCAGGGTACAGACCCGTCATATCGCGCAGGTGCAACGCAGTACGCCGCATTGGTATCGCTTGCCGCCCCTGACGAGGCTGCGCCGATTGCTGCGGAACTGACTTATACCGGATATGCCCGCGTTGCGCTCACCAAGGCGACCGCTTGGACGGACGGCGGCTCGTCGTTCACTAATGCGGCGCAAATTCTTTTCGGGAAACGCACGGACGGCGGCGCAACGCAGCAAGCGAAAGCGATGGTCATTGTTGACACCGCGAGCGGCGCGGTAAACATGGCGATCATTGCTCCGTTGAATGACACGCTCGATATAAACCTAAACATTCAGCCTATTTTCGCAATCGGCGACGTCACGGTGACAGCTGAATAAATGGCAATTCTCGGCTTCCGCGAAATCGCTGACGCAGAGCAAGACGGTTTTACGTTCCTATCTGGCTGGCGTAAACAGCCAACGCAGACAACCGGCGCGGGCGTGTGGTTCGATTTAAGTATGAGTCCGGGCAATCCACGCCCGAATAACTACATCGGGCCTAGCGGTGTGTTTACGCCAATGTCACAGAGTAGCGACGGCGGCATTCCGCACGGCGGCAACGTTGCCCCGAAGAAAAAGATGTTGCGTGTTTTTGAGGCGCAAACCGCAACCGCTGGTGCTGTACCGCTGACGCTGCACTTACTCGATTATTTGGGTTTCTACTCGTTCATTGACGAGTCGGACACGGACGAACAATTCTTAGACAACACCGCCGGACTCTCTCGATACACCGACGGTAACGGCGTGCGCATCATGCCGGTTGTCGTTGCGCCACAAGTGGGCGGCTCGGCTGGTTTCGTGGTGACGTACACCAACAGCGACGGCGTAGCAGGTCGCAAGACTCCGCGCCACATCATCGGCACTCAGGCCATTAACGGCACGATTGCAAGTAGCGGCGGCTCGGTTGCTGACTCGCGCGCGCCATTCATGGCGCTACAGGCTGGCGATACAGGCGTTCGTTTGATTGAATCGATTCAGTTTGACGGCGTGGGCGACATTGGATTGCTCGCGCTGGTGTTGGTGAAGCCAATCGCGAAACATTACATCCGGGGCGTTGATGCACCGTCGGAACGAGACTATCTGACCGATGATGCGGCGCTTCCGACCATCGAAGATGACGCCTATTTGAATTTGCTTTGTTTGCCCGCCGGTAATCTGTCGGGTGCTCCTATTTTCGGCTACATAAAAACGCTTTGGGCGTAGAGAAACCATGCCAATCAACTCACAAGACGACCTAGCCGCAGCGCTCGCAGCGGGTGACACTCAGGTCACGATGGCAAGCAAAAACACGCACAGCGTAGGTGTACAGGCCGCTGGCGTTTGGTACGACCTAAGCAAAGGCGCAGGCATGATTCCGTGGGACGCGGTTATCGGCTCCGGTACGAATCTCACGTTTCAACCCGTTAGCGACACCACGACCACCACCGCAGCAACGGCGGCAACGTCCGGCTCGATTGCCGCAACGACATTCACCGACACCACCCACGGCAGCGGTCGCTTTACCGTCGGCATGGCGCTCACGGGTACAGGCGTAACTG